ATCTGCACGAGCATTTAAAAACGGATGTTTAAAATTGTTGTCTATCATTTTTTTAGATTCTTTTGTCCAGGAAGTTAAAGACTGACGTCTTTTTCCTAATGATGTTAAAGTACCATCTTTATTCTGATACCTATGTACACCCCATTTCATTCCAAGGACACCATGGTGTTGAAGTTCGTCAAAATCGGGTGGGGTATTTGAATAATTGTATGTCCACATTTTATATCCTCCTTCTTACTCGAAAGCATCTTTATTAAGTTTATAGGCAATATAAGCATCCATCATAGCTGCCACAGCGTCTATTTTCTGCTCATGCCTCTTCTTTAGTAATTTGCGATTTCCATTCGTATCTTCAAGGGTTATACAGTTACCCATGGCAAATGTCATAAGTTCCTCGTTAAATAAAAGCATCCGCTCCTCAGAAAGTTTCTTCAACTCTCCCAAAGGAACGGATTCTGTTTTTATGCCCTGTATGACTTTTTCGATACCGAATGGGCCGTTTTCCGATTCCCATCGAGCAACAAACTCTTTTGCATTGTAAGGGTCAAAGCCAAAACATCGAACATCATACCCACATTCGTTTATGTGATTATCCAAATCCTCATAAACTTCCATCATATCGAGAACGGTTCCCTCAAGAACTATCAAACTTCCTTCGTTCATGAATTGATCATACTTACTTCTCATGGCCGCAGGTAGTTTCATTAGAGTTAGAGAGGATATGTAGTTTCGTGTTTTGACACCAAAACAGCCGTTATTTAAAGGAAAGAGAAATGTAAAAGCACAAAAGTCATCTCCCTGGGAAAGGTCTCCACCCAACGCACATGGCATTTGCCAAAAGTCCCGTTTTTTATGAGGCAGGGTTTCTTCGTAGGTGAAGTAATAGGTGAACCCCTCCATTGGTATTCCAAAACGTTTAGCTAAAATATCGTTTCTCGCTGCCGGAGCTTTTTCAGCTCTTTCAACGTCGAGTTGATACGTTTCATAAGAGACCGTTTTTCCCAGATTTGGATTTGCTTTTACCCACATGGCCGGATCTGAAATTTCGTCTATCGAATCAAGTTTGTACCACCAAATCGAAACATGGGGGTTAATATATTCGCCCTTAAGGATGTCCGACAACTCCATTTTGATTGTATCGCCGCTTCCATTACGAACTGTGCCCTCAGAGCTCATTGCAATAATGAGATAGTCATCCATGTTTTTAGAAGCGCCTTGTTCGATGGCTCCGATGACATCTTCTCTTATGTCGCACGAAAGCCACTCGTCAACGGTGGCATACTTATCATGCCGACCTTGAAGTTTTGGAATACTCATAGGTCTAACTTCGAGAATAGATCCGGTGAGAAAGTTTTGAATGCCTAATTTTGTGGAAGCCAGTTTAACTCGATTGGCTCTTGAACCGGTTGTGTTTTGCAGAGAGCCTTCCGTTAGAAACTTAAACAAGGGACCCCTGGATCTTGTTATTGATGTGCGGATCGGCCCCATAATTTCATCCGCTTGTTTCATGGTAGGGCCGGTTGTCACTTGCTGGGTGGTTGTGGTATCAATATTTAATCCGTAACTTTGGATTGTCGAACCATACATCGTCTTGGCCGCACCTCTTCCGACAATGAGGTACTGTTTGTTAATCAGCCGTTTTTTGATGGTTTTCTTGACATACTTTCCACAATGTCCATCGGGACTTGGTTCGTACACGCTTCTCTCTACGAAGTAGTACCATCCAAAAACTTGTTCGCCCCATAGCTTAAAACTATCCAACAAATGTAAGTCTGAACCGTCAGTTAGAGTGAGTTCGGCTTCGCAATAGTTGATCCAGCCTTCAACCGCTTGGTCATCGTAGTAAACTCCGGGGTTGGCAATGAGATCGTCAATCCTGTTCATCTCCATTGAGACCTCTTTGTTTACAGGAATCTCTCCTCGAAGAACGGCATCTCTAAACATGCCGTAGTATTTTGGAACGGCGGTGTTTGATAATGCCATATTAGATTCTCCTTAACCTTTTTTCTCAAGAATAGCTTTAATTTTCCCAGCATTGTTGTAAATCGTAAGAGCTGTAGTAGTAACAGCTGCGATAGTAGTTCCAGTCTTAATTATTTTTTGTGTATACTCTTTTCCTTTACTGACACTTTCGCTGGTTAATTGAGAATACTGTCGTTCCATTTGAAGTCGATTTACAACTTTGCGAAGTTCTTCATCGGACATAGTTTTGGTTTCTGTTTTTGTAGATTTTTTTGCTTTTCTTTTAGTTGCTTCGGCTGAAGAAAGAACTTTGTTTTTTGCCTTGTTACTTATGTTCTTATTGTTTAGGAAATCTTTATCCACGTTTCCTGTCGTTTTTGCTTTCCTTTGTGCAGTTATTAGAGCCGAGGCGACATCCTCTCCTTTTTTTTGTGCTTGTTTTTTCGACTTGGCAACACGAATTCCTTCTTCTCTTGAACTTTCGATTATAGATTGTCGTCTTTTCCCAGACGGCGTTAACGTTCCATCTTTGTTCTGATAACGGCGTACACCCCATTTCATACCGAGAACGCCGTGATGGACTAATTCGTTATTATTCATTTTGAATTTCCTCCTCTCTTTTATCCTTTACAGGATCAGTAGCCACTAGTATTCTCCACTCCAGTTCAGAAATCATTTGATTCATAGACTCAATTACGGCAGAGATAAGAGGTGGATCGAAAAGAATCTTGACTTTCATATATGTATAAGATTTCACCAATTCCAAATTAGAATTTTCAGGAATGAAATCCGCCCATACATCGTTCTTATCTTCGATCGAAAAACCTTCATTGGGGCCGACACCAATCTGAGTTAAAATAGATAGCACAGAATTAATGTGCATCATGAGATCCGCATCGAAGTGTGTATACTCTTCCGCAATTCCGAGCATCTTCTTGATCGATGTCAGTATACTCTCCATAGTAATCCTCCTTTACGGTTGAATCGCGATAAATTTCTTCATACAGAAACCTTCAATACCTGCAGCCGTATACACTTTGTAAAAGTCTTCGGTCGATTCAATGTTCTCGATCATGAGCTCAGTATTACAAGCAACCTCACAAACAACAGGTGCTTCCAATGTGGGACTCTCGCGAACATTGAGCTTTTTGCAGTTTGATACGAGACCAAGCCTAACATCTCCCGTGTCCAACGGCTCTTCGTGGTCATTGAAGTTTTCTCCCCGGTACATTTATCGCTTCCTCCTTTTATTTACGCCTCCAAGGGCAAGTGTCATTTTTACTTCTTTCAATTGGCGCTTTAATCAACAGATTTTCGTCACCATAGTGAATTGCATTATGTGTTGGATGGGTGGTAGAGATTAAATATTCTGGATCTAACAGAATATCGTTTTGAGAGATGATGTCTTTTGGTAAAATCGGATTCATATGATGAACGTAAATTCTTCCATGGATTTCATAACCCTCAACACCAAGGTCGCAGCCATTATCCCTTACAATGACAAAATCCCGAATAGCTTTCCATTCGGGAGACTTATAAAAGTTCTGATTGATAAACCTGTCAAATCCAAAAGTTTCTTCTCCGACGGCCCCATTTAATTTTAGATATAGGTATCGTTCCTCAAAGGTGTTTAGTCTAGAAAGTTCGGAATATGTTTTAATTACTGGCATTTCGATTCCAGTTCTTATAATCCGAATTGATGCCTCTATAGAAGGGAATCATTTCAGGAACAATCCTTTGAATATGTCCCTTGCCGTCAACCTCGATAGTTATAATCCATCCTCCTAGATGAACGCTGATACCTTTACCTCTTGTGAATGGGGTTTGTGTTTGAAAACATCCGGCCTGAAAACAGTGAACATTTCGATAAAACAAATATTCCAGTTTATGATAATGACCAATCGCTAAAATATTTGGTTTGCTATCTGCTTCCATTCCATCGATCATCTTCTGTGGTTTATAAGATAGGGCATAAGCGGTACCATCCCAAGGATGTCTCAATTCGAGAATACAGTTTGGAGTAATTTCGATTCGAGCACAATCTCTTCCCAGGTACTTCATATCTTTTCTTTTCATAGAGATGATTTTACCAATATCGACGCCACACCTTTTGTAAATGCTCGAGTCGTGATTACCTGTTATAAAATGAGTCATAATCCCATCCACACTAGGATAGTTAACTACAATCTCATTGATGTGATCATCCGCGCCTTGGGTGTAACATTCGTACTGGTGACCCGTTCGCATTTGTTCTCCCTCGTCGATGTCTCCGGCATGATAAACATCCTTAATTCCTCTCTGAGCACAAATCTCATAAAATTTTTTAAGATAAGTAAGCTGCGTGTATTTGGAATTAATATGTGTGTCACTAATCAAACCGAAAGACAGAATCTGATTACCGCTCCATTCTTGAACATGTGTCGCCGGAGCTAGGTTCTCAAAGACTGTAAATTTTTCTGGTTTGGTTTTTACATCCGCTTGGGTGGTGTTTTCACTTTTCAGAAAATTCTGAACCTCTTCTTCCGTCTTACCAACGCGGTCTGCGATCTTTTTGTATCCGCGTTTATTCTTGCGCATTTGTTTTGCCGTTGTTTTCCAGTCGTTCATTCGGTCACCTCCGTGTTAGATAGAGATGTAATAGAAACGCAGCTTAACGATCTTCTGAGCTACTTTGTCCGCTATAATTTTGCATAGCGTCCAGAGCGTTTTCATACAACTCTTCGATTCTCTGCGCCGACTGTAAAGATTGAGTTTTTGCTTCGATCAACTCTTTCTGTTTCTCGAGAATCTCTTGTTCAATACGCGCTTTAGTCGAACCGCGCTTAACGAATTCCGTGATAAGCTGAGAAGAAGCAGTACCATCTTGTAACTGCTGTTTGGCAAGATCCATGGCTAAAGATATCATTTGGTTTTCTTCAGCTTCCGGAGACAAAGCTGGTCTCATCTTTCTCGAAGACTCAGAAGAGGTTGCAGCTTTAGTTTTCTTCATCCTTACTGCCTCCTCTCGGTAAAATATGATTTGGTTTTAAACATGTTTTATGAAGTTTGTAATGGGTTTACATAGCATTTAAAAGAACTCGCAAGACCAACAAAAAACTTTTGAAAGGAGAAAAGAAAGAAATGTCAAAGTTAGCCTTGTGAGCTCGTGTAAATGCTATGTAGTGATGAAACGTTTTTCCAAAATATACCCCCGGGGATTTTTTAATGAGGGCGGCGATGACGGAGGGGGTGTGGTTTTTAAGACCCCCCCTATATGTTCCGTTTAAACGAATGATAAATAGTATGCGTTTATGTACTTGCCGCTT